GTGAAGTGTTGACATCACCGGAGCAGCGGATGGCACCATAGCGCAGCTTCAAACGGGTGCCGTCCTTAGCATAGTGGACGCCCCTATTATCCAGCTGGCATGCTAGCAGTTTTGACAGCAACCGGTCATTTGGGTAAATCGTCTTGTACACAGAGTGTTCAAGCTTCAATAAAGTTTCCTTGATTGACTGGTCAAATCTGCTAGCATCCAGCCCTATGCCAACATAACCATCGGCATAATGCTGCGCTATGATGCTACCCTTTTCCGCCTGGGTTAACCCTTTTGCGATAACAGGCAGCTCCTGGCCACATGCTTCCCTCAGCGCCTCAAAGATAGGGCGCTCCACGGGGTGCAAGCGGCTTCCAAGAAGTATGTTGAACAGTGGTGATCTCGGGTTGATTATACGTGGCACCTGCCGTTTGCTGTGGACAGTACGCTCCCACTTCACAAAGAGCTTGGTCCGCGACTCATCATTGAGGTCAAGAAGACCCCCGTTCTGGTAGCGGTCCAACGCGCCCTGGTACAGCTTGCGTGTGCGCCCTGGCCTTGTGCCGACGTAGGCGGCATAGGACATCGGGGAGGACACGCCAACTATATGGCCGACACGGGTTGTGAATTGGAGAGCATCCTTCTCACTGCGCGTGCATGGTGGGGGCACTGCCCCGGCCTCATCTATGTACAGCACCCTTTCCTTGAGGCCCACCACCACATTATCCAACGTTTTGGCAAATGGGGCAACCGGTTGGGTGGCAAGCCCACTGTCGAGCCTGTAGCAGAAACCGTAGCGCTCTTCACCCCAGCCCTTGCTTCCACTGAACCGCAACCCACCACTTGGCGCCTGGCTGGTTGCATGAGCAGTGGGCACTCGGACTAGGCCCCACTATTTCTTCTTCCTGCGCTCGGTCTTCTGCTGCAGCCCTAATGCTACACCCCACCGGTTGATGGTATCAGCCGCCTCATCGTCGGAGGAAATGTAAAATACTGCATTTACCAAGTGTTCCCTAACCCTATCTATGTCCCCTGGGCGCATCCCATGCTGCTCCATCATATGTACCAACTGGCGTCTTGCAGCAAACTCAGAATCAGCGTCCCTAGGCAAGCGTGCGAATCGGTTACGTACCGTCGAAACGACACCTGCAAGGTACGCTCCCCTGACC